ATCGAGCGCCGCCGAGTTGTCGTTGGCTATGCGGAACTTGGACGGTTCACACCGCTTGCCAAAAACATGATTGCCGAAGCACGTTTACTGCACACAGGAGAAAAACTGCTTGCTGAACATGTCCAGCGCGCCGTTGCCGTGCGCACCGACAACACGATTGTGCTCTCGAGCAAGCGATCACCTGGGCCAATTGAGTTGGCGCGCACAATGGTCTGGGGCATTGGCATGTGCGCCCGTCCTACAAACAGCGCAAAGCCCATGCTCGTTGCAGTAAATAACTAAGATAAACGCGGCGACCGCGCACCTTGCCTTTTGTCGGAATCGGATAAGTCATGCGCGGTTGCCACTTATATGACAAAGTAGGAACATGGCGATTTTTAGCAAACAACGTAAAGCAACCATAAGCCCAGCGCCTAGCGTGACGGCTGCGGTCGCTGGCGGTTACACAAGTAACGCGCAAGGCGTAAACATGATCGGCCAGTATTACAGTTATCAAGAAGGCGAAGCGCGCAACCGCGCAATCAGCGTGCCGACAATTAACCGTGCGCGCGATCTCATGGCATCAGTTATCGGCTCAATGCCATTAAAAATGTACAACGAAATGTGGAACGGCGACGAAATGGAAAAGGTGTACATTGCGCCACGTTCATGGATACGCCGACCAGACCCAACGGTGTCGTTTCAATTCCTTATGTCGTGGACACTTGACGACCTTATGTTTTTCGGTCGCGCATTCTGGTACATCACCTCGCGCACAGCTGACGGCTACCCTGCCACTTTCACTCGACTGCCTGCCGGCTCAATCACCACAACCGACATGGTTGGCCCTGTGTGGTTCGCACCATCCAAAGAAGTGTATTTCAACGGCGGAATGTTAGACCCAGCAAACCTTGTGCAATTCCTATCACCAGCCCAAGGAATAATTTATTCAGCACCAGGCGCAATTGAAACCGCGCTCAAACTAGAAAATGCGCGTAATCGCAACGCAAACTCGCTGATCCCAGCGGGCGTCCTTCAGGTAACAGGAGGTGAACCCTTAAGCGCGCAAGAATTGGCCGATCTTGCTAGCGCGTTTAATGCAGCTAGAGCCACAAACGCCACGGCTGCGCTTTCAGAAAATCTTAAGTACATTGAAACAACAGCAACACCAGACAAAATGCTTTTGATTGAAGCAAGCCAATACCAAAGTCTCGAATGTTCCAGGCTCGCTAATACCCCTCCATACCTCGTCGGTGTCGCTACGGGCGCGTACAGTTACCAATCAAGTCAACAAGCGCGTGCCGATTTGTACTTGTTTGGCGTCAAGTTGTATGCAGACGCAATCGCTGGCGCGCTGTCAATGGACAACGTACTACCGCGCGGAACATACGTGGAGTTTGACGCTGACGAATACCTAGAAGAAAACTTTATGGCCGACCGCGCAGACGACAAAGTAATTGTTAGAGAAAACACACAAGAGGAGTTAGCAAGATGATCAAACTAATCGCAGGAGAGTTCACGCTTGACGCTGCCAAAGGCGACGCACCACGCCGCACCATCAGCGGAGTAGCCGTTCCATACAACGTGCCGGCAGTAGTCAGCGATGGCACAGCTGTGATCTTTCGCCCAGGCTCGTTGCCAGTTGAAGGCAAAGCACCGCGTCTGTTTATGTACCACGACGCCTCTATGCCGGTAGGGGTAGTTACCGAGCGCGCAGAAACCGAAGAAGGCATGATGTTCAGCGCCAAAATCAGCGCCACCAGCCTCGGCAACGATGCCCTAGTCATGGCCATTGACGGCACCATTGACCAAGTATCCGTTGGCGTAAATCCAACCAAGTTCTCGTATGACGAAGAAGGAACAATGATCATTGAGTCAGCCGACTGGATGGAATTGTCCCTAGTTCCGATCGGCGCTTTCGGCGATGCAGCAAACATCACCAAAGTGGCAGCGAGTATCCACCAAGAGCCCGAAGAAGTAGTGTTAAATGAAGAAGTAACCCCAGTAGAGGAGAAACCAAAAATGTCCGAAGTAAACGAAACCGCAGTCGAGGCAACCATTCCTACTGCACCAATTTTTGCACAAGCAAAACGTCAATTTGATTTGCCAACACCAGGCGAATACCTCGCAGCAATGCACATTGGCGGAGAATCATTCCGCAACGTTGCAGCAGCAGTAAACGACTACACCAAGTCAAAGCAAACTGCACTACAAGCAGCCGCAGGTGACATCGCAACCACCAACACACCTGGTCTCTTGCCAGTTCCAGTTCTTGGCCCAGTATTCCAAGACCTGAACTTCATCCGCCCAGTTGTCAACGCAATTGGCGCACGCGCAATGCCAAACGGTGGAGCATCAAAAACTTTCATTCGTCCAACGATCACCACGCACACAAGCGTTGGCGCACAGGCTGCAGAGTTTGATCCAACATCGGCAACAACCATGGTTATCGCTGCAAACACGATCAGCAAAACCACTCTTGCCGGTCAGGTCACTTTGTCAGTACAGGACGTCGATTTCACCGACCCAGCCAGTCTCCAGATCGTATTGAATGATTTGCTCGGCGAATATCTCATTGCTTCGGACAATGTGGCAGCAGACGCAATCGTTGCTGGCGCAGCTGCATCGGGTGCAACCTGGTCGGTAACCGCAAACGACCCATCAACGTTGATTTCGGCAATTTACACCGCCGCTTACAACATGTTGCTTGACACCAACTTCCTTCCAGACCACATCTTTGTTTCGCCAAACGTATGGCAAGCATTGGGTGCACAGTTGGACGCAGACAAGCGACCAGTCTTCCCATACGTGGGAGCATCTGGCCTTATGGGCGTAAACGGAATGGGCTCAGCAAACATCACCGTGGCAAACACCTTCAACCCATTCGGCTTGAACCTTGTCGCTGACCGCAACTTTGCTGCAGGAACAATGGTTGTAGCACGCGGTGCAGCAATTGAGTTCTATGAGCAAATCCGTGGGCTCATGTCAGTTGAATTGCCATCTACTTTGGGACGCAATTTCTCGTACGCAGGGTACGTTTCAACGTTCATCGCTGACTCGACACAAGTACAAAAGATCACCGTTTCCTAGTAGAAAGGCGGCTTAACCGCCATGGCTACTTACACAGTTACTAACAAGTACCTGATTGATAACTTTGCCGTACTGCAACTCCTGACCCCCAGCGAGATTGCAGTCGGCAGTTCAATCACGGTCGCTGGAGTAGACGCAACATTTAACGGCACATATACCGTGCGCGCATTGCCACAGTATTTGTTTTTGGGAATTGATACACAAGGCGACCTGCTTTACGACTATCAGGTTCCGATTGCCGATCAAGTGCTGTACGCCAAAACAGCTGACGGAGTTCAACGAACCGCGGCAACTGGCACCGTTGCCAATGACCCTGTATGCACCTGGGTATCTGCCAGTCAAGTTATGACTTACCTCGGCATTACCATTGCTAACCCGTCAGACGACTACACATTGCTCACGCAGTCGGTGTCGGCTGGCAACCAGTTCTGTTATCGCAGGCGTCAGGAATCGGGTTATATTGACTCCCTAACGACCTCGCCAGGCGGTGATGCAACATTAGGCACTTTGATGTATTGCGCCGCTCTATGGCGCTCTAGGGGCTCGATAGAGGCAACGTACGCCACGTTTGACGGCATGGGCTCGGCACCACAGCAAAGCCTGACCCCGATCGTCAAGCAGCTGCTTGGCATCCCTCGTCCAGCGGTTGCCTGATGTCGTACACCGACCTGTTTAACGAAGCGATTGATGATGTCACAGCAACGCTGACCGCGGTGACTGGACTCCGTGTTGTAAACGATGCAACCAAACTTGTCAGCAACTCGGTTTATTTGGATGCGCCAAACTTTACGACCATTGCAGGCAACGGCAACGTGGTACGCCTCGAGTTCCCAGTCAAAGTGATCGGCTCGGGCCCAGCAGGTCTGCCGGTACTGCGTCAAATTCTTAGCATCGTTGCAACCGTGCTTGGCTCAAAGATCATCGTGATGGGTGGCCGTCCGTCAAGCCTTGAGATCGGTGGCGCGTTGTATCCGTGCTACGACCTTGATTGCGCTATCCAAGCCCAGACTTCGTAATCCACAACTAAGCAACCCAAATCATCTACTATCAGAACATAACCTAAGGAGCATTTATGGCCAGTAGCACTTACCTCTCAAACCCAGTCCTCACAATTAACGCCGTTGATTTGACCGACATGTGCAGCGCAGCAACATTGACCTATTTGGTTGAAGCGCTTGAAGACACCGCGTTCGGCACCAACTCGCGCACCTACACCGCAGGCCTCGTCAACAACGAAGTCACTTTGACGATGTACGCATCGTTCGCAGCAACCGAAACCTACGCAACATTGCAGCCTTTGGTCGGCACAAAAACCATCATCACGCTCAAGCCAACATCAGCTGTGGATTCAGCAACAAACCCAAAGTTTGTTTTGACCGACTGTTACCTTGAGTCGTTGCCAATTATCAACGCATCCCTCGGCGAGTTGTCAACCTATGACATCACGTTTATGGGTGGCTCGTTGACAATTGACGTTACTAACCCGTAATTAACGGCTCCAAGCCGACATAGGAGAAACATGAAGATCAAGTTGCAGTTGAAGCGCACGCCTGACAGCGCGCCCGAGTACTACTACACAAACCTGTTTGTGGTGACCGAGTGGGAAAGACTTGAGCGCCGAAACATCCAGCAACTATCAACGCAACCGCTGTACAGCGATTACTGCTGTTGGATGCACACCATATTGAAACTTAAAGGCGAGCAGATCGGCGACAGTTGGCGTGAATGGATTAGCAAAAACCCAGAGCTGGAGATTATTCCAGTATTGGATGAGACCGACCCAAACCCTACGGACGCGGCACCTACCGTCGCCAACTAGCAGAGATTTTGGTCGCGGTCGGTTGGTGGCCTAGCGACATTGTGTTTGACGCTCGAGACATAGCAACGGTCATTAAAGTGCTTAACGAGGCAAACAAAAAACGGAGATAACGTGGCGGAAGTATCGGCAAGGGTTGAGGTTGTAGGGCTCAAGGATGCTTTGAAGACCCTTAACAAAATTGACA